CCTCAGCTAGACCATAGATACCGGCTTGGTGAGCAGGGATCAAGCCGCCTTGGGCTACGTTAGGTCTGTCTTGAGGTCCATATTTTTGACGAAATAAATATTCTTCATACTCTCGAATCATTTCTTCTCTTGTTTTGTCAATTTCAAATTTACTTTTGCCTTTGAAATATTCTTTAAAAGTCATGGGACCAGAGCCTTGTTCAAATCCAATTCTTCCTCCCTGCGCAGCAGGAAAAGGTAGATAGTATTCGGGAAGACTGTTGAGTTCTGCGTTTAATTCAGCAACGCCACCCAGGCCATATTTCTTTTCCCACCTGTTGGCAATGACCGGAAGGTTGGCATGCATGTAGCGTCTTTGTTTTTCAGATTGGAAAGGCATTAGCTCCTTGGTCCTTTCAGCGTCTTAACGTCCTTTCGTTTCATCGTATCAGAACGTAGTTTCGCTCGGTTAGACATCGCTTGTTTTTCTAAAGAGGTTTCCGCTCTTAACTGAGCGAGATCTTCATTTTGTTCCAGTTTATCTTCTTGAACATTTTGATTCATCATCGCCTTCATACGATCAAGCGCAATTCGGTTTTCATCTTCTTTCAGTTTTCTTTGATTGTCTTGAGCTTTAAGATCGAGTTCTCTTGCTCGTAGTTTAGCAATGGGGTCGTTATCAAATTGAGAAGTAATTTTCTTTTCTTCGGTTAAGAATTCTTCCATCATGTCAGCAATCAATTGAGCTTTACGCGCTTCAATTTCTAACTGTAGATTTTGAACTTCTGCTTGAATTCTTGGGTCCGGTTGTTGTTGAGGGTTCTGATTCATCATTTGTTGAATCTGTTGAACCTTTTGAATCTTGTCTCTAAATTCCATTTCCACTTGTTCTTGAGCCATCATCGAAATGTGTTCGAAAACGTTCTTTTCTAAAGCGGCAATCACCATCGGATTGTTCCGTGCCATGTTTGTTGCCATAAACGCTAAGTGCGCTGTGGTATGGGCTCGGTGATCTTGTCCGGTAAAAGCTTGGAAAGGTTTTCCACCTAGTGCATCGATATGTTCAATCGCCGGATTTTTGGGAGCCGGAGGTGGAGGAGGCGGAAGAATCTGATCGATATTCTTAACCCCAATCGCCGTATACATATCACGATACGCTTCATATAAATTATGAATCTGTGGATTCGACTGAGCGAGTTGTAATTCGGTTTGTGCGGTTGCTATTCGTTGTGTTTGAGAAAAGATATTAGGATCGGCAACCGGCATAATATCAATCTTGTCGTCAAAGTCTGCTTGTTTAATTTCTTTTTGATCTCCGATCACATCGTAAGGATAGACAGGAGGGAGATACGTTGCAAAGACATCAGCTAATAAAGCAAACTCTTGTTTCAAAGCTGCATACATTCTTTTGTGGATCGCACTCATCACTCGAGAGCCTCTTTCTAAAAGAGCCACGGTTGTACCTACCGCTGCTTGTTGATTGCCATCGCCTACTTGCATATCGGCAATTGACGCGAATCGTTGACCCGCCTGAACGACAATCGACATAAGTTGTAAGAGTGTTTGAGAAGGTTCCTTATAAGGAAGCGGCATGAACGCATCCTTAATATTACCCCCGGGAGCGTCGACATCGCGCCACTCCCCAGGTTGTAACGAGACCGCATCGTTTTGTACACGAATGCCTCTCTGTTTAAACCCGGCAGGTAAGTTGGAGAGCGTACCTGCATCTAGTAATTGACGGAGCGCAGACGTTGCCGTCCTGCTTAATCCACCAATCATATGAATTAATCCAAAGCCATAGAATCCAAGACCTGGCAGAAATCGAAAGTGCACAAAGTATTGAATCTTATTTTTCAATGGATCATCGAGTTTAAAATTTCGTCTAATGGATAAAACTTTTCTCGTAGAATTTTCTACGGTCACGACATACGGAACTTTAATTCCGGTTGGCTGACCATCTTGTCCTTTATCTTCAAACCCTTCTAAATCTAAATTAACATGGCATTCGATCAGGGTGAACAGTTTTTCATTCTGTGTTTTACGAATCCCTTCAATTTCTTTCTCTTTTTGTTTCAACGCACTTTCCTCGTTATAAGGAACGTTCAATTTAATGTCTCGATAGAAACCCGAGACCTGTTGTTTTCTTAAATCGTTTTCCGTTGTCTTAATCACATGACAAATGGCTTCCGCATCCTCTAATGAGGTAGCCGAATACGGAACCACCAAGTCATCTGCTTGAACAAACTTTGAAACCGCTCGTCCAAGTAAATCGTCGTAATAAACTTTCTTAAAAGTTGAACCTGCAAGAGGTAAATAAAATAACATCTGATCAAACTCGGAGTCGTACTCTTTCATGACATTACAAATCTGATAGTTCATGAAATCCTTGACCCTTGTCGCTTGATCCTGTTTTTGTCTTGTAATCTTTCCTAAAATCTGTGCGCGTACGGGTCCACTTGCTGGAAGCAGTTCTTTATAGGCTCCCGCTTGAAATTGTGTCACCGCTTCGGCTAGAACCGGGTGCGTTGCACCGCTGGCCCCTTGAAACGGTTGAGCTCGGTCTTTGTATTTGAAACCTAAAAGATCCAAACCTTTTGTATAGGCATCTGCCCATTCGCGTCTGGACTGTCGGTATTCTTCATAGTTCGCCCAAAGCTCTGATCCTAAAGGATCAAGAACCTGGTCAGGAATCAGGTCGGCTAGATTCGCGTAGTGATCTTGTCCGCCCGCTTGATTAACCGCTCCGGGTTCAAACGTAATTTCTGCAGAACCATCTTCATTCTTAGTCACCTCGGGTTGCGAAGGACCCGACTGTTGAGCTTCGGCAGCTACTTCCATTTGTTCTTGAGGTGAGGGAACTTTTAACGTTTGCTTTACGTTCGGTAAAGACTTATCGATTTCAGCCATTTTTTTTCTCCAACGTAGGTTTATCCTTTTTTGCGACAAGAAGCAAGGCTCTAGGGTCTACCATTTAAGTAAACTCGCTATTCCGCCTGTTGCCAAATCATCTTTGTCTATAACGGAGTCTTTCATAACATCTTCTTCTCCTGAAAAACCTATTGACCGACCTAACTTGTAATTTTTTATCTGTTTCGAAGTAGGAAAAGGCACATAGTGTTCTGAATCTTTGTTCATAAAGTATTTCGCTCTACGCAACTCTCCTCTTTTTTTGTTTTCATAGTATTTGGCTCTAAACTCATCATCAAAAGATTTTTTTATTTCCTCATACTCTGGATCCTTTAATAGGTCAACATCACCCCATGGCACATTCATCATTGCCATTGGTTTATAAAAAGTCTCTCTAGTAAATTTAGGTTGGTCAAAAGTTACCCTATACATTTTTACTGCTTTCTTTGGATCATAATTATTATCTTTAGCCCACTGTGCAATCTCTTTTTCTTTGTCCGAAATAGTCTTCGTTATTGTTTTAGTAGCTTGATAAAGTTCCGCAGGTATCATAGCCCATCCAGCTATTTTCGATACAAGAGGCATTACACTGGAAGGAATCGCTCCCCTTTTCAAAAAATTAAGAAGCTTTCTTCTAATTGGATCACTACTTTTATGTCCAAAGTTATATTTCTTCATTAGAGTATTCCATAAAGAAGGAATTAAAAGATTTTCAGTTTTAGTCATATCATAATGTTCCCCTGTCATAGTATAAAAAAGTCCATGAAGGATTGCACTTGCGCCAGGAGGTAACAGACGCTCGAATGCTCTCCATCCAAATCTCACCGGTTTTTTTGCTAGCTCGTAAACTTCTTTTGGATTTTTAGCAGCGATGGTTCCTAGGGTACCGTATGTTAGTCCTTTAGCAACATTTCCCATGAGAAGTTTTTTAAAAGCCTCACCACCTGGTTTGTATTCTTTTATGGCCAAATTAAGACCAGATTCGCTAGCTTCTTGTGTCTTGTCGCTAGTCTCAAGGGTCTTTGCTTCAGCTGAAGTAATGTTAAGTCCTAAGCCAGTTAAAATACCAGCGCCACCAATATATACTAACATCTGTAGAGCTCTCAGTCTTGGAGGACCTTTTGTAGTCTTGGCGATATTTATATATTTTCTTAATTCCTCTTGTTTTCCAATGTATTTTTTGAAGTGTCCTAATTGTTTTTTTGAAAAGATTTGTTTACCACCGCTGTCAATTTGTTTTGCTGCTTCGGATAGTTTATTCATCCCTACGCTCATTTCTCTCATTTCTATACCAGCTAAATTT